GTCTTATGGTTGGAAACATTATTTTTCTCCCACTCCTAAGAGACTAAGAGTGTTTGGAGACAGTCTTGCTGTAGCAGGAACTTTTGGTGCTTCTATTGCTGTATTAAATGGACATCCTATTGCTGGCACTATTATTATGATTGTTGGTGTGGTGGGTAAATTTATATCAAACTTTTTTACAATTAAATAATGAAAAAACTAATAGGAAAACATTTTTTTAGTTTAATTATTGTTACACTTTTATTAATCATATTTCTACAAAAATGTGATGATGATAGAAGAAAAGTTTCCCCAGAAGGAAACAAAAGTGACACCACTGTATTGGTAATCAATCATTTATACAAAGACACTACAAAGTCTAAGCCTACATTTATAAAAGGTGAGCGTGACACTATATTAGAATCTAGTGTATATTATCTTCCTTCTAGTAACTACGATAGTTTATATGTTCAATATAACACTCTAAAAGAAGCATATCTATCTAGAAATATGTATAGAGACAGTGTGCAAATAGATACATTTGGTTATATAAAAGTGGTGGACACTCTACAGAAAAACCAAATGGTGGGTAGAAGTTTCATAAAAGACTTAAAAATCCCTGAAAAAACCATCACTATTACAAACACTATATACCCTGATCCTAAAAGACAAGTGTATATAGGTGGAGGAATATTTGGTAATAAAGATAATATTGCAGGACAAGTTCAAGCAGGACTTCTTCTTAAAAACAAGAAAGATCAAATCTTCGGTGTTTCTACAGGAATAAATGCAAATGGACAAGTGCAATATGGGATTTCCTCATACTGGAAAATAAAAATTAAATAATTATGAAAAAGTTTATGATTAATCTTTTTAAAGATGGTAATGACATTAATGAAAAGTCTGTTGTTGGTTTTTCTTCATTTATTATTATGGTTGTTTTTGCCTGTGTAGACATTGTTACAGGATATATGGGAAAAGAACTTCTAATTAACGATTTTATTTTCAATTCATTTTTGATTATGACTTTAGGTGCATTTGGTATTGCATCTGTTGATAAGTTTATTAATCAGAAATATGAAAAAAAATCTTCTGAAGACGTGGAAGCAAGTGGTGAAAGCTAAGTAAAATAACTATGAAGAACCTATCAAAAGAAGAATTACTCAGTAGAATGGAGGCAATAAATAGGAGTAATGCTCTTATTTATTTTGACCTTAATGGTAACATACTGGGTGTAAATGCTATTTTTTTGAAAGCAATGGGATATGGTGAAGATGAACACGAAGAACTCATTGGCAAACACCATAGCATATTCGTATGTGAAGATTACGCAAAGTCATCGGAGTACGAAAAGTTTTGGGATATATTAAGAAGTGGTAAATATTATCAAGGAGAATTTGAAAGAAGGAAAAGAGATGGTAGTCTTATTAACTTACAAGCAACGTACAATCCTATTTTTGATGAGAGTGGTAAGATTACTAAAATAATGAAAGTTGCTACTGACATTAGTTTAATCGTCAATAGCAAGAAACAAATAGACGCAATTAACAGAAGCACCGCTCTTATTAGTTTTAATATTGATGGATTCATAACAGATGTAAATTCTATATTTTTAGAAACTATGGGTTATAAATCCAACGAAAAAAATAAAGTAGTAGGAAAACATCATAGCGTTTTTGTGAGTTATGAATACTCAAAATCTGATGAGTATATTAAGTTTTGGGAAAGTTTAAGAAAGGGTAAGTATTTTGATGGAATATTTGAAAGAAGAAAAGTAGATGGATCTATTATTTATTTACAAGCATCTTATAATCCTATTTTGGACAGTAAAGGTAACATTACTGATGTAGTTAAAATTGCAACTGACGTTACTGAATCGGTAAATAATAAAAAAGAAATTGATTCGTTGTCAAAAAATTTGCAAATAGAGCTGGACAATTCAAGAAAACTTAAAGATTCTATAGAGATAGAAAAGAACGCCGCCCTGAATGACTTAGATGTAATGATGAAAAAAAGCCAAAGTGAGCTAATAAAAGTAATTGTTAAATGCGCTTTGGCGGTAATTATAGGGGTAGGAGTTGTTACAACTTGTTTGTATTGGTTGGCCATGGTTACAGGAAAGGAAACACAAATTATTGGGTCAACTTGGAGCAATATGTTTAGTGTATTATTAACAAACGCATTCTCAATAGTTGGTACAATTATGGGTATTAAGTATGCCACTCAAGAAGGTGGTAAAGAAAAAAAATAAAATAAACAAAAAATAAAAACTAAAACAAATGGATTTAAACAAATTAAAAGGACATATTCCTGATGCTGTCATAGCCCAACTTCCTGATACAATTGCTAAGTTTGAATTAAACACACCTCTCAGACTTGGACATTTTTTAGCTCAAGCTGGACATGAGTCAGCTGGATTTAAAGCAGTGACTGAAAACTTAAACTATGGAGCTAAAGGTTTATTAGGAATCTTTAAAAAGTATTTTCCTACAGAAGCAAAAGCTAAGCTGTATGAGCGTAAACCAGAAAAAATAGCTAATCTAGTTTATGGTGGTAGAATGGGCAATGGTCCTGAAGCATCTGGTGAGGGATTCAAGTTTAGAGGGCGTGGTTACATCCAGCTTACAGGTAAAGATAATTATAAAGCATTTGATGTTGTAGTTCCTGAAGATCTAATTGAAACGCCAGATTTAGTAGCAACTAAATATCCATTATTATCAGCTGCTTGGTTTTTCCATAAAAATGGTTTAAACAAAATTGCTGACCAAGGTGCTACGGATGCTGTTGTAACATCTGTTACAAGGCGTGTTAATGGTGGTACAATAGGATTGGCAGATAGAATCAAACATTTTAAAGAATATTATAATATCTTAAATTCTTAAATCAATATAAATACAATGGCAAATTTAATAGACGAAGTTAAAATTAAAGCAGGACGCTTAATTAAGGTTTGGAATACAGAAAAAAAGAAGTTTTCTAATGCAAAACCTTGGTATGTTTCTATATGGGTGGAAGATGCTGATGGTAAAAATGAAAGATGTTTGCTTTTTACAGAGAAAGAAATAAAAGCTGCTGAGACAAGAGCTGCTGCTAATCAGGAAGATCTAACATCAAAAGGATTTTTTACAAACGTAATTGATTAACAAGGAACAATAGTGTTAATTAAATAAACTCAGATGGAAAGTGACAGTAAAAAGACTAACAAGACTAAAAGAAGCATCTTTGATGCTTGCAATGTTTTTCCTGCCCTTTGGATACGATTTTTTTTTCAAGCTGGTAATGGAGGTGAGTGGCTCATATTGGGTGGCAGACATTACATTCTATGGAATTTCAGGATGTTTCTGGCTGTTATATATTTTACTTTCAAAACATTTGAAAAATTTATAAATTAATTATAACTTTACACAATGAATGTATCAAGACAAATAGGATGGAGCAATGAGAGTAATTTGCTCTATCAAATTCTTAAACAATTAAACAGACTAACATCTGTATTATTTGGTCTTAAGGAAGCTGCCACTCCTAAATATAAAGTGTATACAGCTTTATTAACACAGAATGGAGCGGATGATTTTCTAGAGTTAAGTTCTGGACCAGTTACAAAAGGTGTAACATATGTAATAGCAATAGATTCAGATGGTGATTTTACAAATGTTGGGGCACCTAATAATAATGAAAATACATTTTTTGTAGCCATAAATAATGAAACTCCAACAAGTTACGGTTCTTGTGTGTTAAACTATAACCCTGGAACACCAGTTGCTAATGTATTAGATAATACTATTGGTAATATTTGGTTTACTTATCTTGCTGTTGGTGTATATAGTATAAATAGCAACGGCTTATTTACAAGTGATCAAACAACTGCTTTAACAACTTTTAATGATTGTTGTGATTATAGTTTAATTGATAAACCATTTATAGCAATGAATACTTTTAATACTGTTGATAGTGTTTTAATATCTTCTGCTATTGATGGTGTTTATACAGATAATGTAATAAAGCATATGACAATCGAAATAAGAGTGTACAATTAAATAAAAAACAATGGCAATAGGAAATAAACAAATAGGTATTTATAAAATCATATCTCCTAGTTGTAAAATTTATATTGGTCAGAGTTGGAATATTGAAAATAGATTTTCTAAATATAAGAGTTTATCTAGTGTAAAAAAACAAAGAATTTTATATAATTCTTTATTAAAATATGGGTGGGAAAACCATACTTTTGAAATCATAGAACATTGTTTAGATAATATTACACAAAAAGAATTAGATGATTTAGAAATATATTATATTAAGTTTTATAAAGATTCTGGACATATTCTTTTAAATATTAAAGAAGGAGGATTAGGAGGTAAACATCATACAGAATCAATAGAAAAAATGTTAAACACTAGAGGTAAATGGAATCATACTGAAGAAAGTAAAAAACTAATAAGTGATAAACATAAAGGCATGAAACATTCTTCTGAAACAATTGCAAAAATGAAAGGAAGAAAATTTAGTAAAGAACATATAGATAAATTAAAAAACAGAAAAAGATCTGATCTTACTATAGAAAAATTTAAAAAATTAATATTACCAGGAAAATTAGTACTAAATATAGAAAGTGGTATTTTTTATGATAGTATTGTTTTGGCTGCTAAAACTTTTAATATAAATCAAAAAACACTTCATAATAGATTAACAGGAATTTCAAAAAATAAAACTAACTTAATACTAGTATAATATGATACCAGCAAAACAAATAGGGTGGAGTCAGGAATCTAATTTACTCTGGGAGATCTCTAGACAGCTTGATAGAATAAACTCTATTGTATGTACAGGACCATGCCCTACTACCACCACTACAACTACATTTATTCCTCCAGGAGCAATTCAATTTCCAGTTGTAATTGAATATGAAACAATATCACCAGTAGAAGATATTGTTGTATCCAATACTTTAGAGGATATGTGTATTTTTGTAAATAACATTGGTAATATAAACTCTAGTTCAATAGTTGTTGATGAAACAACTTATTATCTTGATGAAGAAACTATGATACTATATAATAGTGTCACTAATACTATTGTTGAAGATGGTTATTACGTAGGAGAGCCTTTTTTACAAGTTATTAGTGGAGTAGCTCAAATTATAGATCCTTATGAAATATGTGAAACAACCACAACTACTACAACAGCTCCTTAAGACAGCATAAAACCAAACTACATAATGAAACCAATATTACTTACAGCGCAACCAGATGATCAATATTTTATATGGCAGAATCATCTCTATATAGAATCTTGCTTAAAGCAGGGTTTTGAAGAAGAACAAATACATATATTGTTATACAAGCCCAAGAACAGGGCATATAATAAAAACTGGGAGAAGCTTAAAGAAATCCATCCCAAACTAAATATCTTCTTGTATGAGGATGATGGTGTGCAGCAATATTTAGGAATATACATTCCTATATTAAGACCACATATATTGTGGCAACATTTTGAGAAATATCCCGAACTACAAGAAAGAACAATTATATATACAGATTGTGACATTCTTTGGTTGGACACATTAAACATCAACCACCTATTAGGAGATGATGTAAACTATGTAAGTGATGCTAAGTCTTATTTAAACCATTCATATTTTGAAAGCAAATACAAAGATGTGCTTCCTGACAAAATGGAACAAGCTAAATCAATAGATTTCTTAAAAGGAGTGTGTGATATAATAGGAATAGACAAACAAATAGCAATAGATAATAACAATAATACAGGAGGAGTTCAATATATATTAAAGAATATATCCTCAACATTCTGGAAGAAGGTGGAACAAGATGTCCTTAAGATAAGAATGTATTTACAAAAGATGAATAAAGAGTTCTTTAAAGATGAGAACAGTGGAATACAATCTTGGTGTGCAGATTTGTGGGCTGTACAGTTTAATCTTTGGTTCTTTAATAGAGAAAGCAAAGTGGTGAAAGAACTAGATTTTGCATGGTCCACAGATCCAATAAGTAGACTGAAAACACACCCTATTCTGCATAATGCAGGAATAGTGTCTGAAGAAGGAAATGGTTATCCAGCATTTTACAAGGGTAAATACCATCAAGGGAAAAATCCTTTTGAAGACCCACATTTAGAAACAGTGTTGAATAACGAAGAAAGCAAAAAGCATTGTACACATTTTTATGTTACACAGCTTTTGGCTCTAAAGGAGAAATATAATTTAAATTATTAAAATATAATAAAATGGCATCTAATAAACGTGATTTGAAAGCTTACGCTCGCTTCGATGGAAGTGGAAGAATTGTTGCAGGAAGTTTAATCCTTAGAAGGAATAAACCCAAAGTGGGTAGGTGGAGAGAAATACAAGCATACGAATGCTGTAATTATGTTCCTACTACCACTACTACCACTAGTAGCACTAGCTCCACCACTACTACAACCACTACATCTGAACCTATTGTTTGTAACGAATATCTTAACGACACAGGTGATACCATAGTAGGTGTTAGTTATACACTTTGTGATGGTACAATAATAGAAGATAGTAGTTTTGCTGATGGTGAATCTATATGTATTCAAGTGGGCACTCTATCAGGAGTTGGTGTTGAAATAACTGACCTTGGACCTTGTGGTGTCTAACAATTTTAAACTAAAATAAATATGCCGTATTTTATAAAAACAGGCTTCTGGGCCCTTGAGAAGAAAGGATTTAAAGGTTGGCTCAACCTTAATGACATTATTGGTGGTGGAGGAGGAGGACCAATAACTATTGAAAATGGTAACTCATTATTCTCTACGGGTTTAACTGGAACTGGTCAAGATTCAATTGCTACTAATTCAAACTTTTTAGGTGAGGATGCTGGTAATTCAGCAACTAATGCTAATAACTCAAATTTCTTTGGAGCAAGTGCTGGTAGTCAGGCAACCAATGCTAATAATTCAAATTTCATAGGTACTGATGCTGGTCAAGATGCAACAAATGCCTCTTACTCAAATTTCTTTGGTAATAATGCAGGATATCAAGCAGCCAATGCAAGCGATTCAAGCTTCTTTGGTAATAATGCAGGTAGTCAAGCTACGAATGCAAGTGGTTCAAACTTCTTTGGTACTAGTGCAGGTAATGGAGCAGCTGATGCTAATAACTCAAACTTCTTTGGTACTACTGCAGGTCAATTAGCAACAAATGCTAATCAATCAAATTTCTTTGGTAATAATGCAGGATATCAAGCAACCAATGCTTCTTACTCAAATTTCATAGGTAATTATGCAGGTAGTGATGCAACAGATGCTCCTCATTCAAACTTCTTAGGTTATGAAGCTGGTTATCAAGCAACAAATGCTAATAGGTCAAACTTTTTAGGTCAGACTGCAGGTTATAATGCAACCAATGCTAATGATTCTAATTTCATAGGTCGTCAAGCTGGTTATGAAGCAAGTAATGCTTCTGAATCAAATTTTATTGGTAAAGGTGCTGGATCATTTTCTTCAGGAAATAATGTAAATGCTTTTGGTACAAATGCTGGTAATGTTAACACATTAAGTGGACAAACAATATTCTCAAATGCTAGTATGCCATCATTTGCTGACCACACTGCAGCAGCTTTAGCAATTACTGTTGCTCTTGGAGCATCAGCAGGAGATACATATCTCTATCACAATCAAGCTACTAATTCAATAGGAGCTGTAAGACTATAAATAAATATAAAATGGCAAACAACAACAAACTAAAAGCGTATGTACGCTACGATGGAACAGGAAGAGTGTTACCTGGTGGTCCAATTTTACAAAGATTTAAACCTAAAGTGGGTAATTGGGAAGAAATTGATGCAAATCAATGCTGCATTCCTACAACTACATCTACTACATCTACATCTAGTAGTAGTACCACCACTACAACATCCACAACAGTGGTTCCTACTACAACAACTAGTACAACTGCTTTGTAATTTTAGTAAATTAAAAACTAACAACAATGTTAAAATCACTATTTCCTGAAGACATGATATCAAAATCAATATCATTAAATCTGGATTCAATTAAAGCTAAGTTGAATTATTTTCATCTGCAGCTACACGAATTACACTGGCAAACTAGATCTTTGGCTGAACATTTAGCTTTAGGAGATGCTTACGATATGGTAGGTGATATTAAAGATGAAATTGTAGAAAAAATAATGGGTTATACAGGAACTAGAACAAAAGCTATGCCTGTAGAAACAATTAAACAATATAGTACAGGTGTTCCTGATCAGGTAGTTTCTGAACTCATGCTGTTTGCAAAACAACTTGAAGAGTTTGGTGGATCTAATGGAATGCCTGATATTGAGAATATTGCTCAATCATTATCTGGAAACGCTGCAAAAATAAAATATAGACTAACTTTGTCTTAATGCAAATA